CCAGACAACATGCAAGAAGTCGCCAACTTCATCGGCGGCAACATCATCAGCCAGGACGGAGACACAGCCATCGAAGCATGGCCCGGAGACCCCCTCCCCATCTTCGAAGGCGAATGGGTAGTAGCCAGCGAGGACGGAGTAGACGTCACCGCCTGCAGCAACGACGAATTCCAGCGCACCTACACCACCGCATAAGGAGCAACCATGGCCAACATCACCCTCCGCATTGACGGCACCGCAGGACGCGACGCCGAAATCAAATACACACAGTCCGGCAAGCCCGTCGCCTCAGTCAACGTCGCCCATACACCCCGCCGCTTCAACGAGCAGACACGGCAGTGGGAAGACGCAGGCGAAACCACCTGGGTGCGCCTCAACTTCTGGGACAAGCAGGCAGAAGCCGCCCTCCACATCAAGAAAGGCATGCGCGTCATCGCGGAGGGCACGCCGCGGGTAAGCGCCTACACGGGGCAGGGCGGAGAAGCCCGCGCCAGCCTCGATCTGCGCGTCAACTCCTGGGGCATCACACCCAAACCCCAGAACAACCAGCAGCCCCAGGCCCCCCAGCAGGCAACACAGGCCCCGCAGGCCACCACCGACCCCTGGGGCAACCCCACCACCGGACTCGCCCCTTTCTAAGGAGAACTCATGGACGAGACGACCGAAACCACCGTAGGCGAGCTCCCAGACCGGGCACTCGCCCTCATCCTCTACCACGGCTACCCAGTAGACCTCTGCACAGGCAGCGACGCACGCACCTACCACCCAGCCGACATGGCAGCACGCATCGTAGCCACCCCACCCCCATGGCCCACAGACGAAGCCATCTGGATCGAGGAAGCCTACTCCAGCGGCCGCGCCCACCACAACGCATACGCCTTCCGCGACGACCGCGACCGCTACTACATACCATCCCAGGACGGCCAGCCCTCCGCCTACCTCGACGAGAACTTCACAGGAGACCTCATCCTCTCCTGGAAACCCTCCACCATCACCCACTAACCACCAGCCCCCCC